TACCTTGAGTGGATGGCAACCGAGGGTATTGACGCTGACCTAGAACAAATCTCTACTGAAGAAGTAATTCAAATGCCATTATTTGATGGTGAAGTTGTGCTTCAGGGAAAGATTGATATGCGTGTTCGTCGCAAGAGCGACGGTGTGCGTATGTTCCGTGACTTCAAAACCGTTGGTGGGTCATTCTCTGACTTTGCTAATCAGGCTCAGATGAACGAGCAAATCTTGACTTATATGCTTTTGGAAACTGCTCAGAACAAAAACCCAGAAGAGCGTGCCGAGGGTGGCATTTTTACTATGCTCAAAAAAGTAAAGCGTACTGCTAATGCTAGACCACCTTTCTATGAGCAAATTGAAGTCCGCCACAACCAGTTCACTATGCGTTCTTTCTGGCAAAGAATTCACGGAACTATCTCTGACCTTATGGGAGTCAAAAAGGCTCTTGATAACGGTGCAGACCCTAATTTTGTCGCTTATCCACGCCCAGGTAAAGACTGTAAGTGGAAGTGTCAGTTCTACACTATTTGCCCGCTAATCGACGACGGTTCCGCCGCCGAAGCAGCAATCAGTGAGATGTACGAGGTCGCCGACCCGTATGGTTACTACAAAACAGACGAAAAGAAAGGTAGTGAGAACTAATGTCAGAAGTACATCGTTCCCTTACTATGATGGTCTATGGCGAGTCTAAGGTTGGTAAATCAACCTTTGCTGTCACAGCACCATACCCTCGCCTGATGCTAGATGTTGAGGGCGGACACCGTTTCTTGCCTATCAATGTAAAGTATTGGGACCCAATGCGTGAAGAGCCACCTGTGGCTGACGGCACTTGGGACACAGTAGTTGTTCAGGTTCGTGACTACGATGTAGTCCTAAAAGCGTTCCAGTGGCTACAGTCTGGTAAGCACCAATTCAAGTCGCTTATCATTGACTCAATTTCAGAACTTCAAGTGAAGTGTATGGACAACATTGCTGGTACAGAGCAGATGAAGATGCAACAGTGGGGCGAACTACTTCGCCACATGGGACATCTACTGCGTGACCTGCGTGACCTAACCTCGCACCCAACTCAGCCGCTTGAGGCTGTAGTTATGACTGCTATGGCTAGCCGTGGTCAGGACAATCGTATGCACCCTTATCTACAGGGTCAGTTGAAAGTTCAGGCTCCGTATTTCTACGATGTTCTTGGCTACATTGCCAACGAAACAATTCCAAACCCAGACCCAACTCAGTTGCCTTACAAGGCACGCCGTATGTATGTGGAGCGTACTGATGAAGTTGAGGCTGGAGAGCGTGTTCAAGGTCGTCTTGGTGCTATTGTTGAGCAACAGGACTTAGGCGTTGAAAGAATGCTTGACATGATTTTCGGTCCAAAGACCGAGAAAAAGAAGTCGGCTTAGGCAACTAACCGATTTACTAACCCACCTAACATAAGGAAAAGTGATTGCTATGAGTAGCATTAACTGGGCTGATTTAGTAAAGGATGCTGGAGAAAGTTCCAGCGGAAATTACGAGCCGTTGCCCGACGGCGATTATGACCTCAAGGTAATTGAGGTAAAAAGCACTGTCTCCGCTAGCGGTAAGACTATGTTCAAGTTGACCACCGAGGTTCAGGGCGGTGCTTATAACAAGCGTCGCATTTGGGACAACCTAGTTGTCTCTCCTGAGAACAAGAACGCCTTGGCTATTTTCTTCGGAAAGTTGCAAGCCCTTGGAGTTCCTCGTGAGTTCTTCTCCAACAACCCATCAAACGCACAAATTGAAACTGCGATTGACGGTAAGTTGTTCCGTGCCAAAGTTGGCAGCCGTACTTGGAATGGTGACAAGAAAAATGAAATCACCAAGTACTATGTAAATCCTGCTGGCGTTGCTGTTTCAGCACCTGCGGTATCCCCATCAACTGCTGGTGCTGCCGTTCCGCCACCACCTCCTGCTCCTGCTCCTGCTCCTGCTCCTGCTAGTCCGCTAACAGCCCCAGCAGACGCTCCGTTCTAGGAATCATTAGACAGGGACATTGCCTACTATAATCATTAGTGGGCGATGTCCCTTTCTACATATACACATAAGGAAATGATGTCTAAAGTTTTTTTGACTGGTATGTCTGCTCCGCAAGCATCTCCAAGTGCTAATCAAAAGTCTTTTACTTTTGCTGGACTACTAAATAAAGTTTTGACCGATGCTGGGCACGAAGTAAATTGGGCTAGCCCAAGTGTCTATATGACAAAAGACGCTTTAGAAAAGTATGACGCTGTGTTGGTTGGAGTATCTCCACTAACTAGCGTTGGTGCTAACCGAGTTTATGGTGCTCTCAATGTAATAAATGAACTAAAAGACTCTGACAAACTGACCTTATTTATTGACACCCCAAGTCCAAGTCAAATAGAACCTAGCCTAAAAAGCGTAATTTCTAACCCAGCAACGCTTACTAAAATTTTCTTTTCTTACAGGAAAGAATATTCAAATGTTGTGGCGGATAAAGACATTTTTAATAGAGTTTTATCTGGAATCAAATATTTATATGAAAATGATTGGGCACCGACAATCTATTCAAAACTTCCCTGGAAATCAGATATTAGGATTTGTAAAAACGCAAAAACCAATTTGATTGGGATAAATCTTGATGCTCACATAATCAAAGAATTAGGGCTAAATCCAAATAGAGCACCTAAGTGGTCTGTTGATTCTTTGTCTAGCCCTTGGGCTATTTCTGCTGTGGCAGGATTAGTTTTGCCTAACTCGTTGATGAAATGGAATAAAGGCACTACTGATGCTCAAGTAGAAGAACAGATATCTCGTTCTATTGGTGCCATTGTGTCCCCTGATAAAAAAGACGGAACATATTGGAATTACAGATACATACAAGCAATGAACACAAGAACTCCAGTTATTACTGATTGGAAAGAAAGTGGTGTTCTTGATGAAACTTGGAACTTACTCGGCAGCAGTATTGAGTCAATGAGCCAAGAAAAAAGAGATTTGGTTGCTACTGCTCAGCGGGAAGTTTATCTCGCTAAAATCCCTAGCAAACTAGAAGCCGTAGAAATTCTACAAAATTCAATATTTAGGAGAAACAATGCCGAAAATTAATCTTGATTGGGTTACCAATCAATTTGCCAAAATAAACATTCACAAGGGGACTGGTTTAGCAATCATTGAGTTGCTAAAGGCTTGGGAAAAACTAGACATCAAAAAGCCAGAAACCGCTAAAACTGTGCTTGATGTATTCCATGAACTTGCTCAAGGACACGCTATTGTCAAAGACGATGATTTTACTTGGGTACAGGCTCGTCGTGGAGATATCAAAGTCAGAGATGTTGTGCGTGTAAAAGCAGACGCTTACAACATAGAAGACATTGCTTACCTACACAATGGGCGAATTGGAGTAGTTATTGCTATTCGTTCTGGAGACATCATTGTTGATATTACAGACGAGCAAGAGCCAGAACTAAAAGGCGTTCATTACGCCCCAGAAAACCTAGAAAAGAGAGTGTCCCAATGAAAACTAAATTAGTTTTTACTTGTGCTGGAGAAACTAAATCTGAGATTGAAGCAAGGGCAAAAGAAAAAATTGCTGACTACTTAGAGATAGACCAGTACGATGTTGACCAGAAATGCGACATAGAACTTAGCGTTGAAGAAAAAAGTGTCCCTCACGACGAAACAATTACCTTTTATCTAGCAACGGTTTATGTAAGAGTGAAGTAATGGGTAATTCAGCACACGAAAATAAATCTTGGGCTGCGTCTGTTATCTATAAACTAAAGCCTAAAACTGTTTTAGACATTGGTCCTGGTGAGGGTATTTACGGAAAGATTGTTCGTAAATATTCACCTAGCACTGAAAAACTGGTTGGTGTTGAAATCTGGGCTCCATACATAGAATCTTTTAGATTGCGTGAGTTTTATGATGAAGTCTGGGTTTGTGATGCTCGTCTTTATTCAGATTTCAAATATGACTTAGTAATTCTTGGAGATGTTTTAGAGCATATGTCAAAGGAAGATGCTATTGCCTTATGGAATAAAATTTCAAAACAAGCAAAATACGCACTTATTTCTATACCAATAACGCATTTTCATCAAGACGCTGCTAATGGCAATCCTTATGAAACACATGTCAAGGAAGACTGGACTACCAAAGAAGTTCTTGATAGTTTTCATAGTATAATACTAAAACACGAGTTTAGTATTACTGGAACATACTTAGCAAAGTTTGACAAACCTAAGAAAAAGAAGTAGCATACTAATACAAATGACAGAAAGACAAAACTATGCAAACATTTCTACCACTAACTAGCAACGCTGACGACATAGCCAAAGTGCTTGACAACAAGCGTCTCAACAAGCAAGCCCTTGAGGGTTGGCAGATTCTTATGACTCTGCTAGAACTAGACCCTGACGGCAATCATCGTGTCCCTAAAGGCTGGGTCAATCACCCAGCAGTCAAAATGTGGCGTGGTCACGAGATGGCTCTGTTTATGTACATCAACGCAATGGTAAATGAGTGGCTCAACCGCGGGTTCAAATCAACCATTGGCACTAAGGCTTGGAACACTATTCAAACTGCTCTCAGCAAAAACATTATTAGCGATGAAATAACCTCACCAGCGTGGCTTGAAAACAAGCAACTGTTTGAGCAAATTGCTTCTAGCCATCGTCTTGCTTTGCTTACCAAGGATTACGAGTGGTATTCACAGTTTGGCTGGGCAGAGGACACTGGCTCTAAGCCTGAAACATATGAATATCTCTGGCCCGTTGCCTAAATAATAAACGGCGTGTTGCCCTGTTTTATTTTATAAAACAGGGTAATCTTTTATAGAGGTAAATTATATGAAAGATTCACGCAAAGGCGAAACGCTTTGGAGCGAATGGTTCGGCATTGACTATAAAAGAAATATTCCAAACTCACTAATCTTTTATACAGAAGAGCATGTTTATCTAGATAATGAAATAGTAAAACGAGCACTTGCTTCAGCCCTACAAAGAGACGGCACAACCGACTCTCTTGGTGGGGCTTTTCGCTTATTAGACGGAGTTATCAGCGTACATCACGGGCACGCTGGCTTTGTCGGTGGCGAAGATGAACTAACAAAATGCGACACAAACGGAATGACAATCTATGAAGATAACGCAGAGGGCGTTATCCCGATTACATGGGTTGAGATAGATGTCAATTGAAAAAACCAAATGGATAAACGATTCCTTATGCTCTAAAAAAGAAAATGAAAAAATAATTGAGTATTTCTTTTCTGAGAAATTAGAAGAAAAACATATTGCTAAAAACTTATGTTTTAGTTGTCCCGTAAGAAAAGACTGTATCAAATTTGCTTTAGAAGAAAAAGAAATATGGGGAATTTGGGGTGGCAGAGATGAGCACGAAATTCGTAGGATTTTATCCGTTGATGCCAACGGAGACGAGTGCCGTAGAGATAGATACCCGCAATGTCCTTATTGTTTTGCTAGAACCGAGAAACTAAAAACTTATATTGTTGATTTACCTGGCGGTGGCAGATGGACAACTGCTCGTATGGTTGAGTGTGTAGATTGTGGTTTTGCTTGGAAGAGCAGAACAAGTGCTAATGCGGTAAATGCTTATCACGCAATAAAAGCAGATAAGAAGAAAAACAAAAAGTAATTACAGTCTTACTGGAATTACGCTGATGTTCTCTCTTGGGTCATAATCTCCACCAAAAACCAATGTCAATAGTCCGGGCTTAGATTCTAAGCCAGCCCTATCTCTAAACCAATCTGAGCCTGGGTCAGTTGTTGGACATTGAATCCAAAGACGCTCTCCAATATCCATACTTCTAAAGTTATGGTAATGACCAGATACCCAAATGTCTGCCCCGCCTAATGCGGTTTGACCTGCTGATTGCTGAGATAAATATTTCAAGACATTGTTCTGAGTTGCTTGGTGTCCGTGAAAAATTCCAAGCAGTGTTCCATTGACGGCAACTGTCAAGGTTTGATGTCCAGAAGATGGAAAACGAAACTCTACATGAGATAGTGCTGGGTTCTCGGCACAAGCGTCTTGAACAGCGGAAGCAATTTCAACATTCCAGCCGTCTGCTGGGTCGGTAGCAACTTGGCGAGACACTTCATCGTGATTTCCATTTACTACTGGCACTATCAGCCTTTCACAATATGGGGCTAATGCTTTTATTTGTGCCATAAGTAATCTACGAGCAACTCTTACTTGCTCTGTTAGACCTAAGTCGGATGCCGATACGCTTTGTAATCTTCCGCCTTGACTTGTATTACCTTCTACATGGTCGCCAGGCAAACCTAAAACTATTGTTCCAAGGTTCAAACCTAACTTTTGTAATCCTTTAAATCTTTCAACTGACTGCTCTGTAAGATTTAGCAATCTATCTATTGACTCTTGAGTTCCGCCAGAGCCAGTTTTCTTACCAATCTGTTGGTCGCTAGGAAAAACTCCGTAAGCACCCTCGCCAGTAAAAGTTTTAATTCCACGGCGTGGTCGCCACTTTTTTACTTCATCAATTAATTTTTCTGCGTCTAGTCGGTCTGCTTGTTCAACGCCTACTGGAAGAAGATTTACTCTTACTGACTCAAGCCACTCTCCAGAATAAACTTGCCAACGAGAACGACGCAGTGAAGAAACTGCCCAAGCATTTGGGTCTAAACCAAAATCTTCAAGAATTGATTTTGTATCTGGCAATTGTCCTGCTGGGCTTGGTTTGGAAACAATAAAACCACCCCTAGATTCATCAACATCTAAGCGTGGTCGCCATTCTTCTGGTGTCTGTTGTATGTATCTTCTATCAGAGCCAGTAGTTCCTGGGCTGGACATATTTTCAAGTCTGTCTGAAATGGTCATTATTTACCTGCTACTAAATTGAAGCAACCGCAGTCTTTACGCCTATGTCTGTCAACGGTGCTTAGGCTTATGTCATATCCTTCTTCACGAAGTATTTTTGACAGGGCTACATTTGTAACTCTGCCGGGAACTCCCTCTGGAACATCAAAAGTTTCAGTGAGAGTTTTTTTATCTTTTTCTGACAACACATTTCCAGAAAGCAAAAGACCAATCTTACAAAGTTTGATATTTGATTCTTTAGATGCCGACTGTAATTTGTCTGATAGCGACATTTATAATCCTTTGGTCAGGTGTCATTATTTATGATACTTGATAGCGGCTAAGAGCGAACCCCTAAATCGCTCTTTTTTGAACGGCGTGTCTTGGCTGGTTCTACGGGCTGTGCTGGGATAAGAAAGTCTTTTATTAGTGTAAGTTCCGTCGTTGTTTTTAGTGCGTGGGCTTCAATTGTGTTTACTCTGTCAGCCAGCGATGTTCCGCCATTTTCCCAGAGTTGATGTTCTACTCTGGACAATCTGTCTGAAACAGTTCTTCCGTTTTCATCAACTCCTATGGCATCTCCAATTCGTTTTGCAACTTTATAGATGGCTAATAAAGCCCCAAAAATAACACCGACGGCAGTTATAACAGCAGCAACTGTAAAAATAAGTTCTTGTGGCATAGGTTAGAATATAACTCTCACTCGGTCTTCCATAGAAGATTTTTATAACAATAGTTTATCTAATAAACGGGTACTCTATTTTAAAAAATTGGCGTTTCTAGGTGTATTTGTCTGGGTGAAGTGCTACTATTTTTTAGATAAGACAAGAGAAAGAGACGGTATTTTGGAAAGGATATTTAGAGACTGATGTCCTCTGACCACAAAGATAGATTGAAAAAAGCCACCCTATGGTACGCAACTCAAGGGTGGAAATTGCTTCCTTGCTACGGAATAAATGATTCTGGTCGCTGTACCTGTAATGGACAGCACGACGAACCTAAAGATGTAGGTAAGCACCCAGCCATTGGCGACTGGAATACTCGCTCTACTGACGATAAATCAACCATTGAAACTTGGTGGAATAACTCTCCAGACAACAACATCGGTGTTGTGTGCCACAAATCAGGCTTTTTTGTAATTGATATTGACCCCCGCTCTGGTGGTATTGATTCTTGGGAAAAGTTCCAAGAACTTATGGAATATGATTTGCCTCAAACCGTTGAAGCCTATACAGGTGCTTATTCATACAACGGTAAAAATTCTCGTGGTCGCCACATCTACTACCGTGTAGCCGATAACGAAAAACTTATTGGAAATCTGAAGTCTATGAATTTGCCAGGTATAGACATAAAACATAACGGGTATGTTTTACTTGCCCCATCGCGGCACTTTTCTGGAATTCAATATGAGTGGGTAGAGGGTAAAGCACCTTGGCAAATACCTATTGCCGAAGCCAACGAAAAAATGCTTTCAGTTTTACGCAAAGGTGGTCGTAGAAACTCTGGAACTTCTCTTGGCGTTAGCGATTGGGATTCTTTTGCTGGACTTGAGTACCGTGGCGAGTCCGTAGATATTGCTAAGTTTTTTGAAGAAGGTATTGACGAAGGCTCCCGTGCTGTTGATATCTACAAACTTGCCTGTGCTTTAGCAAACAAAATGGGAGTTGAAACCGAATACAAGCGTATGGCTATTGAAACTCTAATGATTCGTTTCAACCACGAAAAAGTTAGACCGCCTATGGAACTTGAGGGACCTAACTCTCTACTTATGCACACTCGTCGTGCTATAGAGTTTGTGGCTTCTAATCCAGTTACCGAACAAGTTTGGCCTGGGCTTCAGGATTGGGCTATTAAAAATCAAGCACAGAATAGTGTTGGTTATCAAGGCACCCCAGAAAGACAGAGCACATCTGACCCAGACGATGTTGAATACCTAACTACTGACCTACACGGAACCGTTGGCGGTGCGATTGATGAAGCAGCAAGAAACGGTATGTCAATTGCTCAAGCATTTGGCTCTGGCGACATTGATATTCCAAAAGACCCTGACGCAATTACGGAAGCCGAGGGTGGAACTCCTGGCAAGCGTTCTTTGTCTGATATTGGTAATGGTCGTAGGTTAGTGGATTCTTTTGGCTCTTCTATTCGCTATACGCCGGGAATTGGTTGGTTTATTTGGAACGGTCAGTATTGGAGAGCAGACGCAGAAAATCTTGGTATGCAAGAACTTGCTAAAAAACTTGCTCCAATTATTGCTTCTGAAGTTACTCAGTATGATGACCCAGATAAAAAGAACGATGTTGTGAAATGGGCAAATCAAGCAAAAGGAAATGGTCGCCTAAACGGTGCTATTGAAAGTTCTAACTCTGACCCAAGAGTTGTTACTCAAGTTGAGCATTGGGATAGCGATAAAAACTTGCTTGGTGTTGCTAATGGAGTTGTAGATTTGAAAACTGGCGAACTGCTAAAGGGAAAGCCAGAACTACACATTACTAAACGAGCACCTGTCGGATACACTCAGGGGCTTCGCAATGTGCGTTGGGAAGAGTTCATCAACTACGCTACTGGTGGAGATAAAGAACTTCAGGATTGGTTACAGCGTGCTGCTGGCTACACTCTTACTGGCTTAAACAATCAAGATGTTATGTTTTTAGTTTATGGTCCGCCAGGTTCAGGTAAAAACACATTTGTTGAAGCATTAGTAAAAGCATTAGGAACACAGCAATACTCTTGGCCACTTGATTCAAGTATCTTGGCTCAGGGCGATGGTATGTCTTCAAGCACTGACCTTTATCACTGGGCTGAGTTGCGTGGTCGCCGTATGGTTTGGGTTGATGAGTTGCCAGAATCAGAAAGACTAAAAGAGAACTCGGTAAAGAAACTTACTGGTTCATCTGAAATCTCTGCTCGTTCTCCTGGTGAAAAGCCTTTTACATTTGAGTCGATGGCTAAGTTGTGGGTAACTACTAACCACAGACCGATAATTACAGATGAAGCAATGTGGAGAAGACTTAGACCAGTTCCTTGGTCAAATGTTCCTGAGTCGCCAGACCCAGAACTAAAAGCGTATCTGTTTGACCCTGAAGGTGCTTTGCCAGCAGTATTGGCTTGGGCTGTTGAAGGTGCCGTAAAGTATTTGAACTCTAGTGCTAGAGACCCGCTTGGTTGGTGTTCTGCGGTTAGAGAGTCTGCTGAGATGTACCAAAAGAACGAAGACCGTATCGGTATGTTCCTTGAAGAAGTGGCAAAAGAGTCTGAGGGCACTATGCTTTCTGTAAAAATTCTTTACAGTGTCTATCGTGCTTGGTCGGAAGACCGTGGTGAAAGACCACTAACTCAAATCCGTTTTCAGCGTAAGTTGTCGGATAGAGGTCTTACTATAGACGGTCAAGGCTCTAAAGCGGTAGTAAAAGATATGATGCTTTTACCTAAGCCAGTAGAGCCACAGCCAGAAATCAACTGGGCTGAAGTAGAACTGAGAAGTAGAAATCACTTGTTCTAGTGGTGTCTAACACATTAGATTCTATAAATATGTTGTAGGATAAACCCGTCGAGTTGCGGGAGAGTAACAAGACTGGGTTGGGGTCGCAAGACCCCGCCCACCTAAAAGAAAGATAAATATGAAAATCGTTATAGCGACACCAATGTATGGCGGTAACTCAAAGAGTGTGTATGTGTCTTGTCTGACACAACTTACTGGTGAATTGGCTAAGGCTGGGCACTCAGTAAATATTATGTCCATCACAAACGAAAGTTTGATTACTAGAGCAAGAAACACTCTTACTCATATGTTTTTGAAAAGCGATGCTGACGCTTTGCTTTTTATTGATGGAGACCACGGTTGGGTTTCTGAAGACATAGTAAAAATGGTTAACTCAGGTAAAGATTTGATTGGTGCTATCTACCCAATGAAATCAATAAATTGGGATAATGTTCGCAAGGCTGCTCTTGCTGGGAAACCAAATCTAGAACTTTACTCTGGAAATTTTGCCGTGAACTTTTTACCAGAACAGCAGAACTTTAAGGCAGATGAACCTTTCAAAGTTCGTGATGTTGGTACTGGAATGATGTTTATTCGTAGAAATGTTTTGGAAGAAATTGCTAAATCAGATTTAGTAAAGAGATACCACAACAATTCTCCTAGCGTAGAAATACCTATGGGAGAAGAAATAGTTGAATTCTTTACAACTTACATTACCCCTGAGCCAGAATCTATTTTGCTTTCTGAAGATTATGCTTTCTGCGACATCTGGCGTAAGTTGGGACACGATGCTTGGGCTGCTCCTTGGGTAAGAATTACTCACGCTGGAGAATTTAATTTCCCAGGTTATTTCTTGAGTACTTTAGAAATTCAAGGTCAAGTAGAAGATGACCCAGACAAAACTCCTAGTCAGCCTGTTCCTGCTGAATTGAGTCAAGAAGATTCTTTACAGTTGTTGGATACCATTGTCGCTGATTCTGAGTCGGAATAGAATCTTTATTTAGACCGTCAGCAATCTTTCTAAACGAATCCCCTTTAGAACGCTCAAAAACAATTCTGTCTTTGACTTCTTGAGGGGTTTTGTTCATCGGCCCCATGTCTTTACCCCAAACTATTCCCCTAGCCCTGCGGTCTTTGTGGACATCTTTCTGACGCTCAGAAATAATTCCACGCTCCATCTCAGCCAAGGCAGACATAATTGTGACAACAAAACGACCTTGATATGAAGAAGTGTCCAAATTTAGGTCAAGCATAACTAAACGCCAACCGTTGCTATTGGCTCGGTCAATGATGCTCAAAAAGTCCTTTGTAGAGCGTGCTAGACGGTCTATGCGGGTGACAAATAAAGCGTGTGCTTCTTTGTTATCTAGTCTTTTTAAAGCCCCTGAAAGGGCTGGGCGACCCGAAATAGACTTACCTGAGCGACCCTCTTCTCTAACTAACTCAAACTGCGTGTAGCCAGCCAACTCTGCTGCTTGCCTAAGTTGTCGCTCTTGGACATCTAGGCTTACGCCATCACTAACTTGAAGTTGTGTAGATACACGAGCATAGAGCAAGGCTAGTTCATTATTGGTCAAGGTTCTCCTGTTTGGCTTCTGCTAGTTGAGCCTTACGCTTTATCTTATACTCTTTAGCCAAATGCTCGTCTGTCTTGTTTTTAGAATGTACAGTTTTTACCTTATCCATTCCACAACTGCGGAAGCAGTCTGAGCCAGTTAGAACATCTATCCACTCAACGCCCTTTTCAGTTTTTACATGCTTTACAAATCGGTGTCGGCCGGGCCAACCTTTTATTTTTAGTTCTGTGCCGGGTTTTACATAACGACCATTGATTTGTAGTTCCGTTGTGATTTCCCATTTATCATTTGGTCTTGGTCCAGACGGAACCGTTGCTTTTCTTTTTTTCATAGTTTTACTCCTATACCTATATGTATATAGTATCACTTTTATTTGTTTATGTCAATACCCAAATATTCGTGAGAATAACTCCAACGATTAGGGTCTATGCTCCAGCGTGATTTTCCATCTAGATTTTGTCCGTCTGTTCTACGCATATGATTTTTAGATGTTGGCTTCCATAGCGGTGAGTTATCACGATACCCACCCAGCCTTGGGTGGCTAGTTTTTGAGAAATATCTTTTTCCGTTGTCCAAATAATGTTGAGCAACCGCCTCAGAAAGTTTTGGTCCTAATCCAAAGCCTTGAAAGTCTGGGTGAATAACAAGTCTGTGCTCTCTGTAAGCATTTTGAACTGTTCCAGATGGATAAGCAATAGACGCTACAAAACCAACTAGCGAGCCGTTCCAGAGTGCCAAGTAGCAGTGTGCTGATTTGTTGAGCGATTCGGAGAGATAGTGGTGCGAAGCGAAGTGGCTCCAAATTTCGTTTGAGCAAGCAAAGACTTCAAGAACCATTTCTGGTCGATGAAGATACCTTCCCGAAGCCCACTCGCCTCTGTCAGTGTCAATAATCCAATCTGGTTCTAAATACTCAAGGATATCTCTGTGGCAGGTTGCTAAAACTATATTTTGAATATTATTCTTTTTTACATATCGAGACATTGCTGTTGAAGCAGCCTTAGCAACATTGCGGTCAATTACAGATGTAAATTCATCTATGCGGGCAAAGTCGTGAAGAGAGCGTGCTAGGTCTGCTCTAAACTGCTGACCGTTAGACAATACTGAATATGGTTTTACCCACTCTGGAACTGACATAAGACCAGCGGCAGAAAGTTTTTCTAGTGCCTCTACTGGCGTATCAAAATGAGATGCTATTGATTTATTGTTATCCCAAATTGGCTTAGATATTTCACTACCGAATTGAGATAAAAGTTTAGATTTACCTGTCCCAGATGCCCCAACAATTACTCCTATGCCCCAAGTTTTAGGTAAATCTGTTGGCAAAAGATACGGATAGAACTTTTCTTGACCATTAGATATATAATCAAACGGTTTTATAAGTTCCTGTGTAATTTCATCAAGATTTACGCTTGATGTGAGTGGCTCTTTTGAGCGTTCTAGTTTTATCCAATCGGTCATAAAAATAGCCTATCAGGTTTAGTGGGATAATTTAATTACATATGGAACAACAAAATAAAGGTCAAGACCCAAATAAATGCAAGGTCTGCGGTAAATTTTTTGTAGTTAAAGTGCTGGCTCGCTGCTGTGAAGAGAAGCACAACGGGGTAGTTTTTGTTAGAAACAAAGACAAAATGTAAATTTAGTTAGATAAGGCTTGAACCTGAGCCTCTAATTCTTCTACTTTAGTAACTAAAAGCACTACTACTTCTGCCACGGTTTTTAAATCTTCTGGACTGACATATCCGTCTTGACCAAATTTTTCCAGCAATAATTTAATTTCTTCCATAATTTACTCCTAAGCCCATCCGCCAGAAATAATTGCTGGTGCTGTTGAACCAATTTTAGTAATTTGTTGATAAGAGTTGGCAAGCATGGTAGCCGTAGAACCTCCACCAGTAGAGATTTGATATTTAAATTCTACGGTTCCACCAGTTGTGGCATTGCTCCGAAAATATCCCTCAACAAAAATAGTTGAGTTAGAAGTAGTTGACGACAGTGTTGGTGAAACGCTTGTAGCAGTTGTGGTTAAAACCCTACTAGAAAGAACTCCACCAGAAGTTCCAGAAATAAACATAGAGTTATAATAAATGCTGACTGGTGCGTTAGCAAAAGTTGGGACTAACTGAATAGCGGCAGGTACTGACGAAAAAGAAAAGTTAACTGAAAGATTTAATTTAAAGAAATAAGTTTTACCTGCTTCTAAAGTTAAAGTTCTAGCACCTGTTGGAAATATGGACTGCGGTGTGTTAGTTGTAGCAGCAGTTGCGTTTGCATTTGAATAAGCCCACGCTGGGGCAAAAATTGTACCTTTACCAGCCGATGTTCCAGTTGTTGTAAGTGTGTAAATATCTCCGTTGTAATCTAACAACCCAGAAGCGGCTGTAGTAGTTGAATTAGCAATTAATGGAGTAGTTAGAGTTGGGCTTGTAGAAAATACAAGATTTCCAGAGCCTGTTTCATCGGAAATTGTACCTGCTAATTGAGCAGAAGTTGTAGCAGCGTAGTAAGTGTTGCTAAGAGTCGGTTGTACCCAGAACGGGGCGTTTGTGCTTGAGTTAAAGGCAAGTGTCGAGTTGTTTGTCGCGGTTCTAGCCAAGAAAGTAGTGGTGTTTGCTGCTGATTGATAAGGCAATGAGCCAGCATCACCAGCACCTATGTTTACTGAGATGCTAGTAGTGGCTGCGTTTAGGTTTGCTACTTGAGTAGTAGATGTAACTGTAAAAGGTGATGTACCAGTAGCAACATTTGAAGTGAATGTAGGTGCCGTTACTACTTGAGTAAAGGAACCACCGCTAAGAAACTGGAACGCTGAACCAGATTGTTTTGTAATGGCTGCGTCACCTAAAGTTATACTTCCTTGACCAGCGGTGTTAGAAAAAATTTGTCCAGTTGCTCTTAAATTTCCAGTAACATTCAAACTTGTTCCAGTAGCCACACCTATATTTGGGGTAGTGAAAGTGGGGCTAGTTGAGAATACTAAATTGCCTGTTCCTGTTTCATCTGAAATAAGTCCAGCAAATGTAGCAGAAGTCATTGTGCCGTTTAGCAGTGACACATCGGTTGAATACTTTAGGGAAGTCCAAGCGGTTGACCCGTTTCCAATTTTGAACTCTAGAGTGTCTGTCTCAAAACCAATTTCACCTGAAGCAAGCGTAGGATTTGCGGTAGTCCAGTTTGCTGCGGTGTCTCTACGGACTTGGACTTTAGTTGATACTGGCATTTACTACCCCTTTACTGGTGGTAGTACGCTTAGTTCTTCTTGATAAGTCTGAATTACGGTCTCTATCTCTCTGATTGCCGTATCTGCTTCGGTAACTAATTCAGGCTTACCGTTTCTTTGGGCAGCAAGTCTATTTATTTTATGCTGATAACCTTCAGCAGCAAGTTGCTGAATACGCTTGGTAAGAACTTCTCTACGCTCTTCAATTGGCAATAGAGCAGCAAAGTCAATTGTCATTATTTATTCCTTATTAGGCTTAGGCGCTTCCACCATCAATAGTAACAGCATACAAGGTTCCAACATTGCTTACTGAAACCATAGCCGTGCCGTTTGAATACTGAACTTCAAATGGATTGACTTGCTGAGTAGCGTGGTTCTTGACCACAAGACCAGCGGCTGAGTTTGCTGCGTTCTGGAAAGTTTGTAGTGCAGTAAATGTTCCAGTGCTGGCAAATCGTGGAACTACTGTGGTGTCAATTGAAACTGAACCAGTTGAGGTAATCGTGGTGAACGACATACCTGTTCCAGCAGAAACGCTAGTAACTCCTGTTGCGGTTGGTGCTGCCCAGTAAGGTGCTCCAGTTGTGTTGGCTGATAGCACATAGTTGTTTCCAGCAGGTGCTGAAAGAGTGGTAGTTGTGTTAGCAGCAGAGTTGTAGAAAATAAGGTTGGCAGCACCAGTGATGTTGTTTGCCTGAGCAACGGTAGCCGAACCGACATAAGTGGTGTTGGCAAGAGTTCCACTAGTTGGCAAAGTTACTGCTGTGTTAGCAGTGGCTGTCAGGTTGATTGAGTACGCACCAGTTGTTGCCAGCGTTGCACCATCGGCGATGGTCAGCGTGGCTGAAGTGGTAGGTGCTGTAATTGTTACCTTGTTGACGCTTGTGGCAGTTGCTACTCCAAGAGTTGGAGTCACAAGTGTCGGGCTAGTAGCAAATACAAGAGAACCGCTACCAGTCTCGTCTGTTACAGCGGTAGCAAGGTTAGAACTGCTTGGCGTTGCCAAAAATGTTAGAACACCTGTTCCAGCACCAGTAAGGTTTGCCAACGGGTACTGAGTACCATTTACCAAGTTGGCAAACGATGGAACACCAATGTTTGGCGTGGTAAGTACTGGGCTTGTGCTAAATACAAGGTTTCCAGAACCAGTTTCGTCTGAAATAACTCCAGCAAGTTGGGCTGAAGTAGTTGCTCCGTAGTATGTGTTGCTTAGTGTTGGGGTTACCCAGTATGGAGCATTTGTGCCTGTGTTGTAAGCAAGAACTTGGTTGTTAGTGGTGGTTGCGGTGAGTTTAGATGTGGTATTTACACCAGACATGTAAACAATTTCACCCTTGTTTGCTGTACCGCCAGTTAGGTTAGAAGCAAGCGAAGCAACACCAGTAAGCGATGCGGTGATTGTTCCAGCAGAGAAGTTTCCAGATGCGTCACGAGCAACAATCGCAGATGCGGTGTTGGCTGAAGCAACGCTGTACCCAAGAACCTGAGTAGATGAAAGAACGGTTGTTCCGTTGATTTCATAAACTTTTCCAGAATCAATGTTGATGTCTTCAGAAGATGTCCAAGCACTGGTGCTAGAAACCCATTGCCAAGTTTTATTTCCTCCAGTGGTGGCTAATACAGTAAGACCAGCACCATTTGCAGTTGCGTTAGTTGAACCGCTTGTGTCAAATGTAAGGCTTCCACCGCTTGCTACTGGGTTATCTAAGGTAAAAGCAGTGGCGTTTATAATGCTGACAATTGTGGTACCAGTTAGTGTTGATGTACCAGCGGTTTTTGTAATTGTTTGACCGACAAGTAGGCCAGCGGTATTGGAACCTGTAATTGTGGCACTTGAGGTAGTTGCTGTACCAGTTCTTCCAGTTACTACTGCTACAGACGCTAACTCAATGTTTTTATCGTCTACTTGAACTGTTGAAGAGTTCAGAGTAGTAGTGGTTCCGTTTACAGTTAGGTTTCCGCCAACGGTGACATCGCCAGATGTGGTGACGCTAGTAACGCTGGCTGCTCCGCTAAGTAAAGAAGCGTCGCTCTGATAGAGCAACGATGTCCAAGTATTAGCACCGTCACCAATCTTAAATTTATTATTGGTAGTGTCAAAACCAATTTCACCAGCCGCTAGGGTTGGGTTGGTTGAAGTCCAGTTAGCAGCCGTATCTCTACGGAGTTGAATTTTGGTCTGAACGGCCATTTGTTATCCTTTTTAAAATGCTTTATAGTGGAAGTCTATATAAAAGTTTATCACGCATTGCCGCCTTCAATTTTGGCAACTCCTAGCGTAGATGTGTCTTCTCCCGCTGTTGTTGGGATATTGTCTATCAAAACTACCTCTGTTCCAGAAGCACCTGCTTTGATAGCAATTTTTAGTGTCCCAGCATCAGTTCCGTCTTTTAGGAACTCAATTGAAGAATTGGCTCCTGGCGACGCTGGAGAAGTGTTTTGTTTTTGAAGCGTAAGAGAGTTTCCGCTTATGTTATTAGCGGTTAGATTACCGCTTTGGTCGATTCCAGCGACTACAACATTGGCAGACGACATAACCTGAAGAATATTGGCAGTCCCCCCAGCACCCTTGATAATCAAAGTTGCTGCGTTTGCTGAGCCAGCAACCATAGTCTGAGTTCCAGTAAAAGTTTGAGTAGCACTGAGGAACGGAATTACAGCACTATCTACAGCCAAAGTTCCAGTAGTTGTGATGGTTCCACCAGTAAGACCAGTGCCACCAATAACGCTAGATACGGTGTTAGCCCAAGTTGTTACATAATTTGTGTTTCCAACTTTGGTAAGAACTTGACCTTGAGTCCCCCCGACAGCCACTCCTACTGGAGTTACAACAGCATCCCAAGCGGTACCTGTCCACTTCCAAGTACGCTCGCCTACGGAAAATGTATCATTTACTGACGGTGAGTTAGGAAAATCTACGGCGGTCACTATGCCACCTGCTGTGCGGTAACAATAAGTGCTGCGGTGGATGGTCTGGTTGGGTTAATGTCTGATGGGTAGGACTCTAGGCTTACCGTTGTATTAGTCGCTGACCACATAATTTCTAAATACTGACCTGCTGTAAATTGAAGAAAGTAATTCCAACCGACAATCATGTGTGCTTGTGAACCCGGACTATTGTCTTTTCTTGCTGGAATAGAGACAAATCCTGTAGAGCCAGCAACATTTGTACCATTTATACGAAGCCAAACATAGATGTTTTCTAAAGAGTTAGATGTATTTTGGAATTGCCCAGACCACTGAATGTTGTACAACCCTGCGGTTGGAAAATAAATTCTGCTTGTGTTTGAAAAGTAGACATCTCCAGAAAAATCTATTGTGTCCCAAGGCATAGCGTAAGCGACAGTAGTGTCAGTAATTTCTTGTCTACCTAAATATTGAAACCCGCCATATTTTCCAGCAAGCGTTCCTGTTGCCCCAGCAGGACCTGTAGCACCTGTCGCTCCAGCAGGACCCGCATAACTTGTTGAGGTCTCTACCCAATAGCCGTCATAGTAAAAGTAAAGTTGTGCCGTGTCTGAACGAAACCATAGGTCGCCTTGAACCACATTTGCCGTAGGTGCGGTCTCTGAGATTGTGTATTGGCCAGACTCGCCTTGAGGTCCAGCAGGTCCTTGAGGTCCAGTGGGACCTGTTGCTCCTTGAGGTCCCCAGCCAGTAATTTTTACTTGATTATTGACTTCTTGAACAATAACTTTGTTATTGTCTCTGGCGTTTATCTTTACTAAGGGTCTCTCGTCGTTGATTTCAACTGCCATTAGCGAGTCACCTCGGCTGAAACCTTGAAGTTGCCTTCAAGTAATCTAGTTACCACTCCACCGCCAGACACCAACTCTAGGTCGTAGACATACTGACCTGCGGTTAGGGCCGCTGTGTTAGTGGCTGAAATTAGTAAATCTACTGTCCCTGCGGTTCCACCTAAAGTAATAGTCCCAGTATTACCAGCGGTGGTGGATAGGGTGGCAATTATGGTGTTGGAAGTTACATCTGACCTGACTTGCATACGGGCTGTATAGCCAGTCAAGTTATACGCGTCTCTTGCTGAGTCAGTCCAAGTAACTTGACGCTGAAAGGTAGCACCTTGCTGGCAGGTGATGTTGTAAAGTCCAGCAATTCCACAGGTCATAGAAGCCTCAATCGGGAGAATGTAGTCCTTATTATTTTACAATAAAACGAATTGTATGACTTTTAGACAAGACCAAATCAACCAACGGGGTTGGTTTATTTGGCTTTATTGGTTAGCGAAGTAGCAGTTTGGCACTTTCGTCAATAACTTCGGTGGCAGAAGGCTCTATGGCACTTCTGTTTTCGTTCCAATGGTGGAAACAAAATAGCAGGTCACCAGACTCCAAAGCGACATAAACATATGCTTGCGCTCCGCAAGCATCGCAGCGGTCTTCCGTTGTTATTACATAGTCGGGAACTTCTACTTTTGTGTCCATAATGAAATTATAAGGTAAAATAAAATATGCTTGATTTACTAGAAACCCCCGAAACCCAAGAAACCGACAACAGCGACTCAAATCACTTTGCTCACTATGCCGAGAAAGTTTCTGTTACAGAGGGCTATGTTTTAGGAACTCCAGTAATGGCAATTTGCGGAAAAACCTTTGTGCCGTCAAGGGACCCGGAAAAGTTTCCAGTGTGTCCAGTCTGCAAAGAAATTATGGATTCGCTATTCTTGCCAAATGACTAAAACTAGCAAAAACCAGTTCAAGTTATACTTTTAAATCCAACCCCCAACTCTCCCGACAGGTGAATAATGTCTATTTTTTCGTTTCGACTCAGTGAAGATTTTGTAGAAGAATACCGCTCAAAGCCATCTCCTTTCGGCTACAAAGATGCCGCTGGCAACTCTGTGGGCGAAATTACATTTCTTAGAACATACTCTCGTCTAAAAGAAAACGGAACCAAGGAAACTTGGACCGATGTGTGTGAGCGTGTTATCAACGGTATGTATTCACTACAAAAGGACTACTGTAAAACTGAGCGGTTGCCTTGGGATGGTGTAAAGGCTCAGTCGTCTGCTCGTGAAGCATTTGACAGATTGTTCCAATTGAAATGGACACCGCCTGGCCGTGGTCTATGGGTTATGGGAACTGAGATTGTAAATGGTCAGAAAAACTCCGCTGCCTTACAGAACTGTGCTTTTGTTTCTACTTTAGAAATGACCAAACAGAATCCAGGCAAGCCATTTGCTTTCTTGATGGAAGCCTCAATGCTAGGCGTGGGCGTGGGCTTTGATGACAAGGGTGCGGACAAGGGATTTGATATTCACGAACCTATTGGAAAATCTGAAACATACCTTATTCCAGACACCCGTGAGGGTTGGCAGGAAAGTACCGTTGCTCTAATCAACTCATACCTAAAGCCAGAGCAGAGTGCTTTGGAGTTTGATTACAGCGAGATTAGACCTTACGGAACTCCTATCAAGACTTTTGGTGGTACCGCTTCTGGTCCAGACCCGCTACTAAAACTTCACTCTGGTATTCGTAGATTGTTTGATGGTCGTGCTGGTGAAAAACTAACTCGTGTAGATATTGCTGACATTGGAAATATGATTGGCGTTTGTGTAGTTTCTGGAAATGTTCGTCGTTCTGCTGAACTTCTTATTGGTCGCATTGATGACGACAATTTCTTGAACCTCAAGAACTCTGAGCGTTTCCCCGAAAGAAACTCTTATGACCCTGAAAATCCAGGCTGGGCTTGGATGTCAAACAACTCAGTTGCCGTTGAAGTTGGAACAGACTTTGACCCAATTGTTGAGGGTATTGCTAGAAATGGTGAGCCTGGTGTTATCTGGATGGATGTATCTCGTAAATATGGTCGCTTGATTGACCCAATCAATAACAAGGATGCCAAGATTATGGGCTACAACCCTTGTGCTGAGCAGAGCCTTGAGTCTTATGAAATGTGTACTTTGGTTGAGACCTATCTGAACCGCCACACTGACATTGAAGATTACAAGAGAACTTTGAAGTTTGCGTATCTTTATGCCAAGACCGTAACCCTATTGCCAACGCACTGGGAAGAAACCAACGCCATTATGAAGAGAAACAAGCGTATTGGAACTTCTATGTCTGGTATCGCTAACTTTGCTGACAACCGTGGGTTGCCAACTCTAAAAACTTGGATGAACGATGGCTATTTGACTATTCAGCGTTATGACGAAATTTATTCAGACTGGTTAGGTGTTCGTGAGTCAATCAAGACAACAACCGTAAAACCATCTGGAACTGTTTCTATTTTGGCTGGAGAAAGTCCCGGCGTTCACTGGACACCGGGCGGTGAGTATTTCTTGCGTGCTATTCGCTTTGGAAACAATGACCCAATGTTGCCTCTATTCAAGATGGCCAACTACCGCATTGAACCTGCCTCTGAAAGCCCAGACACTACTTCGGTTGTGTTTTTCCCAATCAAGTCTGGTGCTAAGCGTGCTGAGCGAGATGTGTCTATTTTTGAAAAGATGAACTTGGCTGTGACTGCTCAGCGTTATTGGTCAGACAACTCTGTATCAGTAACCGTCTCTTTTGACCCTGAAACTGAAGCAGACAAGATTGGAACTGTGCTTCACATGCACGATGGACAATTGAAGACTGTATCGTTCTTGCCTAGTGGAAACTTTGTTTATCCTCAGATGCCGTACACCCAAATTACCAAAGAAGAGTATGAAGAAGCAGTTGGAAACTTATTCCCAATTGACTTTGCTGGTGTCTATGCTGGTATGGCTTCGGATGCCATTGGCGACGCTTATTGTACGACAGACGCTTGTGAGATAAAACTTATTACTGAAAACCTAAAGGATAAGTAATGGCAAAAGTAATTGTTTACAGCAACCCAAACTGCACTGCTTGTGAGCAGACAAAAAGATTTCTTACTGTAAAGAACATTCCTTTTGAGTCAAAGATGATTTCAGATAGCCCTGAAGTTTTTTCTTTGATTGATGAAAAAGGATACAAGTCTGCTCCAGTAGTAGTTGCTGGGGAAAACAGTTGGTCTGGGTTTAGATTAGATAAGTTGAGTGAGTTGCTCTAATGCCAACTTATGAATATTTTTGCCCTGAGTGTGGGTTAGATTATTCTGAAGAAAGACCTATTACGGCAGAAGAAAAAGAATTGACTTGCGCTGCTGAAGGTTGCGGTGCTAAACTCAGTAGAAAGTTTGCAACACCACCTATTGTTTTCAAAGGCACTGGCTTTAGTTCCAATAGGGGATAAGGAAAATATGTCGGAATTTGATTTTGGACTCCCGTTTCTTTCTGAAGAAAAAGGTGCTCCACCTTGTTCCGAAACTGACCCTGAAGCCTTTTTTCCGCAAGACATAGAAGGAAAAATAACTGCTATTTATTACAACGAGCGCGGGGCTAAGCAGGTTTGTAGTACTTGTGTATATAAAATCGATTGTATGATTTTTGCCATAAAAAATGGAGAAGTCGGTATATGGGGCGGTACTACTGACGGACAAAGAAGAAACATTAAAAGAGCGGCTAAATACAACAAAAAATCTATTGAAGAAATAGCCCTAGAACAAAAGTAGTAAAATAGTAATAGCCCTTGGGAGAGAGGCAAGTAATCGTATCTACCCAAGGGAGAAAATGTGAAAGTCGCATCAATCATCTTCAAGAGAACTATCGCTCTTGTAATTTTAAAAGTCAGTGCTGTTTTAGCCGCTGGTTCTATCGGTGGCGTTGAACTCTGGCAGTCAGCCCTAATCGCCGCTTTTGTTGGAATTATGGAAGTTGCTGAAAGTCTGGCTCGTGCCTATGTCGTTGATGGAAAACTAGACGAAGACGAAATAAATGTCGCCTTTGCTAGTTCAGCCGAGGCAGCGTTGGCTGAAACAAAGAAAAGCAAAATTAGCGAGTAGTTTGTCTTTGCATTTTTACAAATGCTTGCTAAACTATTTGCGTCGCAACCGCGACAAACATCTAAGTATAAATAACTTAATATTGTTCACAACAACTGCTTAGGTGTACGACCAAAAAAATTCTCCCCGTCAAGTTAGCGCCTGGCGGGGAGAAGTTTTTAATTGGTGTTTAGTTTTTGATTTTGGTTCTAGCAACTCCGTAATATAGCGGATTTGAGGAACTTAGACCCAGTGCCTTAGCAATCTTGGTCAGGGAAACTCCGTTGTCTTCATACTCGTGGCGAAGAGCCTCGTGGTAATCTTCAACGCTTTTATCCTTAGCGGCCTTGATACGCTCTACTGCTTCGGCTAACTGCTCTGGAGTAGCCTTGCTACGAGAACGCTTTGTTGATGGTGCTACATCTGCCGTAGTAACACGACGACGGACACCAGCGTAGGTAACGCCAACTGCTTGGGCAATTGCGATAAGCGAGCCACCCTTGTTGTAATACTCAACAAGTAGGCGTGTGTATTCACGACTTGCGTCGTGCTGTGGCGACTTAGTGTTGCGAGAACCATAAGCCTGTCTTGCCAAAGGCAAGAGTTCAATAAGGCGTGGGGCGTAAGCCTCTACCAGTTCGTTGTTTCTCATATATACCATCTTCTTTCTATATCTGGGCTTGAAAAACCTTTATACCTGATTATAGACACGCCGTTTATTAGAAAGCAAATTAATACAATAAGCCCACGGCGAACATGTATGATAGTTTCTATACAAGAAATTACATAAGGAAGTTATGGGAAAAGCAAAGAAATCGGCTCCTTCAACCCCTGCTAAAAAGGGCGACAATAATGACCGCAACAACGGCAAGGCGTGGAAGAAACGCCCCAAGGTGTTTGACAAAATCAAACGCAAATTAGTAACTAAGGAAAAGTAATTGAAAAAATCAATCGCAATCGCAGGTATAGCCCTGCTTATGGTTGGACTAACTGGATGTGCAGGTAAGTTTGAATTGTTTCAAAAAGCCTACGAAACATGTGGTTCCCCCGCTGGAATTAGAGTATCCGATGAAGGAAAATCCATCACCATTGATGGCTATGGAGAAGATGACTACTCTGGAGCAGACCTCTACGACACCGTTTGTGTCCTAGACGCAATCAAGACTCCTGAGTA